GGCTCTAGCTTGCGCGCGCCCGGCAAATGCTGTAGATTCGCTCCGGGGCATTGCGCCCTCTTTCCGCAGAGAGCCGTTCTTGCCGCCCGCAGCCCGGGCGGCATTTTTTTTACATGGACGCACTTGACCGCTCTGACCTGCTGTCGCAGACCTGGAGGAAGGTTGAGGCCATCCTGCGCTCTCGCAGAGCAGAACACCTGGAGCAGATCGCCATTCCCGGCCTGCCCCACGACCAGACAGAAACCCTTCGCGGCCGAGTCGCGGAGGTCGATTCGCTACTGCTACTGAGCCGAAATGCCAGCAGCAGTGTTGTTGCGCCACCGTCGTTCATCACGGGTGATGAGGAGGTGAGCGTGTTCTCGGACGGCTTCAGGCCGTAACAGGAAACCTCATGACGCAGGAGAATGAAGAGCAGGCAGTGGCTGAACTCAGCCCTGAGGAAATCTGGAACGACATCGATCGCGAGGAGACTGGCGCAGATGCGCCGGCCAAGCCAAGCGATGATGCCGCTCAACCGCTGGCGCAGGATAACGGTCAGGCCGGCGTAGAAGCCGAGCCGGCAAGCGAAGAGTCCAACAACGACGATCCGTATGCCGACCTGCCCCCGCGGGCTCGTGAAGTCATCAAGTCGCAACAGCAGACCATCGAGCGCTTGGCTCAAAGCCAGGTTCGTCTTGAGGGTTCGCTTGGCGGCCTCAAGGGCTTCTTGCAGCAGCGGCTGAGTCAACTGGCAAACACCACGCAGGCCGCAGGATCGGAGACCCCCAGCGGGTCGCAGATCAATGAGGCAACGAAGTCACCTGAGGCGCTCAAGCGCCTGATGGAGGACTACCCGGAATTCGGCTCCGCCGTGAAGGAGGTGCTGGATGTCCAGGCGCAGGAGATCGCCAGCCTTCGCGGGCAGCTCGGCAATGCCGGAGTGTCCCGGGAGGAGTTCCAGAAGCTGGTTGTCGAGCAGGAGGTCAGCGCAGCGCATCCCGGGTGGAAGCGTCGCGTTACCGATCCCGGATTCTCTGAGTGGCTAGTGAATCAGCCGCGCGAGGTCCAGGCGCTTGCCAACAGCAAAGACCCGGCCGATGCGATTCGTCTCCTCGACCTCGACCGTGAAGCGCGGGATGCCGCGTCTTCATCGAACGTGACTCAACAGGCGCGCCAGGCGCAGCGACAGGCGACCGTTCGACGTGCGGCGACGATCCCGGCGGGGAAATCGTCCTCGTCGATCAAGTCCAAAGACCTTGACTCCATGTCGGCAGAGGAACTTTGGAACTACCTCGACGCAACCGAAGGCGTGCGATAGCAAACAGGAACCAAGGAAATGCAACTCTACAACACCGTCCCCCAGCGCACTACCGTGCTGGCTATCCGCGGCATGCTCAAGTATGCCGAGGCAATCAAGACCCTGTCTGACTTCGGCAGTCAGGAGCAAATCCCGACGAACAAGGCCGACACCGTCGTCTTCCGTCGGCCTGTGCCGATTGACGCTTCCAGCAATGGCGCGCCGGTCGTCACCGCAACCGACTACCTGCTGACCGAGGGCACGACCCCGGCGCCCAAGACGCTGTCCTATCAGGACGTGTCCGTCACCCTGCAGCAGTGGGGCGTGCTCATGAAGATGAGCACGAAGGCGGCGATCCTGTACGAAGACAACATCCCGCAGGACATGCAGAAGGTCGTTGGCCAGCACATGGCCACGATCGAAGAAATGATCTGCTATGGCGTCGTTCGTGGCGGAACCAACGTTGTCTATGCCGGCGGCGTCTCAGCCCGTTCCAGCGTCGCGTCCGGCATCTCTTTGACGATGCTGCGCAAGTCCGCGCGCATCCTGGAGAAGGCGCACGCGATGAAGGTCACGAAGCGCCTGAAGAGCGGTCCCAACTTCGGTGAGTCGTCGGTGGAACCGAGCTACATCGTCTTCATCCACACCGACCTCGAAGCCGATGTCCGCAACATCGCAGGCTTCACGCCCAAGGTCGACTACGGCTCCGGCAGCGAGGCGCATGCGCGCGAAGTCGGCGCGGTGGAGAACTTCCGGTTCATCACCAGCCCCTACTTCCGCCCGTGGCTGCAGGCTGGCGCCACTGTCGCAACCGGCACGTACCTGACCAACGGCGCCAGCGGCAACGCTGCGGCGGATGTCTATCCGTTCATGGTGGTAGCTGAGGATGCCTGGGGCCAGGTCGCGGTGAAGGGCTACGGCTCGGTGGACCCCGTCTACCTGCCGCCGCAGCAGAAGAACCACGCGAACCCGATGGGCCAGTTCGGCTACGTCGGCGCGACGTTCTGGAAGAACGCTGTGCGCCTGAATGAGAACTGGATCGTTCGCGGCGAATGCGCCGCGTCGGTGCAGGAGTGATGAACCGTGAGGGCGCCCGCGCGCCCTCACTCACAGGAGCACAAGCATGCCCTACTTGAACACCGTCAACGGCCTCACCGGTCTATCGACGCGCAACAAGCTTGATCTCGCTCGTGAGCTTGATCTGCTCCGGCAGGAACTCACCGAAATCCGGCGCGCCTATATGGCGCTGCGTGCGCTGCTCGTCGCCGGCACTGTCGTCGGCGCCGGCTACAACACCACTCCCACGAACCTCGGCGATGCCGCGGCCACGGCTGCCGCGACCTCGCCGCGATTCACCCCGACCTAAAGGATTGAACCATGAGCCTCCAACTCGCAGGCGCCTCCGGCGCCACCCTCGCCCTGACCTCGGCGGGTCTTGTCGCCGCGTCCGGCAACATCAACCTGTCCACCGGCGCAACGGCCTTGTCGTACGCGATCAACGGCAAGTTCCTGACCAAGGCGCAAGTCACCTCGTTCTTCGGGATTGAGGCCGGCTCCGGCCTGAACCCGGCTGCTCCGAACTCGTTCGTTGCTGTGCAGCCCGGGCAAGCTTGCGCCTTTGCGGTGATCATCGATGCCAGCGGCAACTACACCGTCGCCCAGGGGCCGATCGTCGCTGCCAGTGACCTGTGCCCCCTGCCTGCCCAGCCGGCCGGCAAGCTGATCGTTGGCGCCATGAAGGTGCGCAACAACAGTTACGCCAACAGCGGCAACGGCTATCGCCCCGCTACCGATGCGCATAACGCGTCCGGCATGGCGGCGCCGGTCTTCACCAACCTGGTCGGGTTCACCGATCCGCTGTGATCGACCAAGCCCGGGGCCTCGTGCCCCGGGCGTCACAAGGAGAACTGATGAGCACCCAAGACAACAAGCCGCTGACCCAGATCAGCACACTGTCGAAGTCCGAACGCAGCAATGGCTCGCGCGTCGAGTCAGATGATCGCGACATTGTCGGCGGTCAGATGAAGGTAGACACCGGCAACAGCAACCCGCTTCCGAAGTCCGAAGTCGAGCTGGATGTCGAGTATCGGATCGACAATGACAAGATGGCCTTCGAGCAGTTCATGCAGGAAAAGGTCACTGTCATGCTGCAGGAGCCGGCCACCGCCAATGACATTGGCGTCGCAGAGGTGACGGTCAATGGCGAGTACGTCCCGATTGCGTGCGGCGTCGAGGTCGACGTGAAGCGCACGCATCTGGAGGTCATCGCGCGCGCCAAGCAGCTCAGCGTGCGGCAGGAGCGTGTCACGAATGCCGATGGCTCCATCGGGTTCGTTGAGAAGGCATCGCTGCGGCACACCTACCCGTTCTCCGTGATCTATGACCCGTCCGGCCGCAATGGCGCCGAGTGGCTGAAGAAGGTCATCTCCCAGCCGGGCTGATCAATGAACTTCAAGGAACTTGCCCAGGAGACTGCGCGCCTCTGCGAAATGAACGGCGCGATCAGCGATGTTGCAACCACGACCGGCGTCCTTGCCGACGCCGTGCGGTGGACATCGCGTGCCTGGGTGAGGATTCAGCACTCGCACCGCGACTGGGAATTCCTGCGCGGCAGGTTCCAGTTCGACACGGTCGCGAGCCAGTCGGAGTACACGCCGCTGCAGATGGGCGCGACAGACCTTGCGTCGATCGATTTCGGCACGGTGTCGGCCTACGATGCTGGTACAGGGCGCTCGGACGAGCAGTGGCTCGACGACTGGTCGTACGACAACCTGATCGATTCGTTCGACTTCCAGTCAACGCAAGTCGGCAGGCCGCTCGCGTGGGCGCTGCGCATGGACTCTCGTGCCATCGCACTTGGCCCGACGCCAGATCGGGTCTACACCGTGCGAGGCTGGTACCGGCGAACGGCGCAAGTGCTGGCGGCGAACGCCGACACACCGCCAATCGATGTCGACCTGCACATGGTGATTCCGTACTACGCGGC